CTCTCCTTGCCTTCTTCTTCTTTCTTCGCTGGCGCTTTCTTCGCTGCTGCTTTCTTCGGTTTCGGTTTCTCTTCTTCTTTCGTTTCTTTCGTCTCTGATTCTGATCCCTTGCTCTCTGATGATGATACCACCGCCGTCACATCCGACACCTCCGACGCCACCACCTTCTTCGCTCTCGCTTTCGTCTCTTTCTTTTCTTTCGTCTCTTTCTTTTCTTTCGTCTCTGATTCCGATGATGATCCTTCTTCCGCTACCACCTCCGCTACGCCTTTTACCTTCTTCCCTTTCGTTCTCGTCTTCAGCATCTCTTTCATCGCGCTCAACTCTCTCTCCATCTCCTCTATCTCTCTCTTCATCTCCTCCCTCAAATCCTCCTCTCTCTTTCCTGTCATTCTTGACATCGCTCTCAATACGCTTTCCATTCTCTTTCTTCTACTTCTTCTACTCTTTCTTTTCTTATCATTTCAATTTTTCTTTTTATTCTCTTCTTTTTCCTCTTCTTACTTTTTCTCTCCCGAAGGTGACGCTGGTGGACTGTTTAATTCCGCATAAAATGCCTTGACGCGCTTATTCACGAGTATCTTCGACACATCATAACTCATGATACTCATTCCTTCTAATGATTTGATTCGCGATAATGCAACATAACTCTGTCCGGCTTCAAATACCCCAGATCCTATATCAATAATACAACGTTCAAGTGTAGCCCCCTGACTTTTGTGGATTGTAATTGCCCATGACAAAATCAGTGGTATCTGTGATACACCAATTCCCGGTATATTTTCACTAAGCCATGTATGATAATTGATGGTCATCTCCAATCCGTTGTTGAAACGCACGACCGGTAACGGCGGAGTCAACCCCGTCGGGTTCTCTGTCATTCTCACAATTACTCCTTGACTCCCATTGCAAATCGGAGTTGCAGATGTCGTGACAGACTCTTCCATATTCACCACACACATTACTTGTGCACCAACTCTTAAGTGCACTTTGTCATCACACAAAATACTATTCTTTAATGAGGACAGTTCGCTTGATATTCGTTCTTGTGATTGCGATGCACGTAATTGTCGTTCTTTATCTGACAATGGCAAATCGGTGACATATTTCAAGTCATATTTGTAAGTAGGACTGTCTGGATCTAAAATCGTAAGTTTCTCCATTTCAAGTCGGTTAATTTCATCCACGCGGGATCGAGTTGCATATAATATCGTTGGTTTGGTCTGCGGCGTGCCATCTTCAGATACATCTGGCAATACAATACCGATACGTGAGCGAAGAATCTCATCCGTTTGGCGTGTAATACGTCCTTCGCGGACTTGGTTCAATATTTTGCAATAGACTGGGTCATTTTGCCGGAAAATCTGTTTGAGTTGGATATGATTTTCTTTCGGAAATGTATTAAACCAGTTTTCACTTTCAAAACAGAAACGCGAATTATCGACGTCTTCTGTATTGATCCCAACTGGTGGAAGTTGGTAGAAATCGCCGCAGAAAATGAGTTGGATTCCACCGAATGGACGAGAATGACAATTTCGCACGGTTTTTCCAACTATATCGAGTATATCAAACAGACGTTTCGACATCATACTCACTTCGTCGATAATCAATGTCCGTGTTTTCCGCCAATCTTTTTTTTTGAAGAAATTTTTGTCTACCCGATGAACAATGTGTTCGATGTCTCCATTCGCCAACCCAATCCCCGCCCATGAATGGATTGTTTTGGCTTTACAATCCAGCATTACTGCAGCGCACCCAGTGAGAGCACATACTTGTATATTATGTTCGCGTTCTTTTGCGTAGTTGTAAATCTCTCGGATAAGTGCAGACTTTCCTGTTCCACCAGGACCGGTGATGAATACATTTTGACCCGACTTGTATTTCTCAAATGCGAGTTTTTGCTCAGGTGACATATGACTTTGAAATGAGGATGCGCTATTACTAGTTTCAGAAGACGCGGTGGTTGCCGCGACCGCGCCACTCAATAATGATACCAGCGTTGATGGATCACCCAGACGCGTGACTGTTGTTTCACTTTCTGACAGTTTCTTTACAACAGTTGTATATTTACGAATATCAGCGCCACTGACAGAACTCATCTTCTGACTCTATTGTAGATATAATACAAACAAACTCGACAAATAGATTTCAATTTATCACAACTTGAATTATTTTATATACTAATAAATCTCGGTTCTTTTTCACTAATTGTAATATAGAAATATATCAACATACTTCATATATTGAATGAATACGTCGATTACTACGTCATATTCCAACCAACAAACGCTTCACGCTGGATCGGGCGCGTTTGCCGACATACCTCAAGAGAACAATAATAACGCGAGTAAAATATCGAATGGTGCATCTTACGCCCCAAATGACCATTTAGAGCGCGTTAAAAAATCACAATTTATTATGGAAAAATATCCAGATCGCGTCCCTCTTATCATACAACCATCTAAAAACGATCGCGATTCGTATCCGATTGACAAATCAAAATACATCACTCCGAGAGATTTAACATTACTTCAGTTGCAACATATCATTCGTAGACGCATTCACTTTCCGGCCGAGAAGGCGTTATTTATGTTCATCAATAATAAGATTTACCCCATCACATCTGTCATTGGAACCGTTTATGATAACAATAAAGATTCAGATGGGTTTTTATACATCACGTATTGTCAAGAGAATACGTTTGGCAGATTTGATGAGATATCAGCGTAAGTAACATATATAGATACAAAAGTATATATCCATACAATCTATATATGTTATCATTCTTTTCCAATATAAAACGTATTATTCGTGAAAGGTTGAATCATAATATTATAAAAAGACCCAAGCGATATCAAGTAGTAGTTATGGAATCTGAAATAATAAACATCGATGACATCGATGAATCAGAAAACAGTTCATCCCCGTCCCCGTCCCCGCCTCCGCCTCCGCCGTCTCCCCCACAGATCGCATCACCTGCAAAAATGCATACTTTTTTTAATACTGTCATCGAAGATGCGCTTATAAAAACGGATTACGAATTTCAAACATTGATTCATACTCTTCAACGACATCATATTGATATAACGAATATTATACTAGAACCAAGGTTCGAAGAATTACTTCAAAATATACCAGAAATGTCAGATATTTTAAAAATAAAAATGAGAATGATATACATTATTATTGCATTAGACCTATTCTGGAATTTATTTGAAGAAAAAAAGAAATACCGCACATTAAAAACAAAACATCTATTGGGCGTTTTTCGTTATAATGATTATATTATTCGTATTGATGATTCGCCCTATAGTTTTTTAAATGAAAAAGACGCGATCAATGCGTTGTCAATGAAGTATGGTTCGTCCTGTGTAAATAATATTATATTACCATTTTTAGTATATACAAATGTAAAACGAGACATAAAAAATGATATTTGCGATTGCACTACTCCTATATGTGAATGCAAATATACAGATAATGCCGATCATGATCCGAAAATGACGGAACTAACACACGAAGGTCGCGCATATTATCATACATTACGGGAAAAAACCATATCATTTAGTATGCAGCGTTACGTAAAAAATACAGAACAATTATATCATTGGGTAAAGGACAATATTGGAAACTATGTTTATAATCAATTTTCAAATATACAGTATCCATTCTTTATTGATTTGTTTCATAAATGTGCATTATTACTTCGCGATCTTCATGCGGTTGATGTAGTTCATGGAGATATAAAACCGGATAATATTCTTCTATGTGAAGGCGATGATTTCAATCTGAATAATGAAAAAAAATGTAAAAATTTCACAGTGCATCTCATTGATTTCGGATTGTCTGGTATAAAAAATGATGGGTGTGGAACAGGAGGGACAATTCCATATTGTCATCCTGAACTTAAAAACATTCGTGATACAAATCGGTCTAGTAAATATAATTGGAAAAAACAACAATTAAAACACGATGTTTGGTCTCTTGGTATTATTTTTATTACATTGTATATCTATCGAGATTTTTATAATTATTATCACAAGTATCCTCCGTATTTCTTTACAAAGGATGGTTATGTATCCTCATTAATTTTAGATGTGATCTCGAATCGTAAACTTCACAACCTATTTACACAGATACTCTCTCATGATGGAATATCTATTCATGAAGTATGCGATATATTACATGAAATGACGAATCAATAAAAGCGTGTGCGTGCGCCTATTTATTCCAAGGGCGCGCTCGTAATTGTCACTTCTTTTTGCGTGGATGTATATTCTGATACAGGTATAGAAGCGTTGACTATTGCTAAATCAACATTCGCGTTATCGGTATCACTTACAGTTGATGCGGTCAGTATATTGGAACTGCTAATAACAGTCGGTCCATTTGAAGAGATCGATGGTGCAACCACACTCGCGTTTTGAACTTTCTCTGTCATTGCATTCATAATACTATACGGATTCGTATTATTTCCTCGCAGAGACTTTGGTAAATATTGATCTTCTGTTGATGGAGTGTATTCGGTAATAACAGAAGATGGGGGAGGTTGTGTTGTTTTCTTATTTACGGTAGATGATGTAGTATTAACATCGGTCGGGTTTTGTGCTTTTTCTTGAAACTGTTTCTTACCAATTACTCGTTTTTCAAGAGTATCGCGTTTGGTATTAATGTTCTGAAGTGCGCTCATTACAAGTTCTGGTAGAATTGCAATTGTATTCATATATGTTCTATATTTGAAAGAACATACACTTGTTTCTGAATCTATGAATTTGATACTATACCACCAATATGCAGGAATAAACATCGTCATTCCTTGGTTTAAATCGACCTCTAATGTTTTAATTTTATCGAAATCGTCGCGGTATTCCGGTTGAACTTTCCACGGGTTTACTGGTGATCTAAACTCGAAGATGTCGTAATCGTTATATGGGTGTAAATATCGAGTATCTTTCGGTGGAATAAGCATAACACGTGCACTTCCTTGCGTTACTGTGAAATAGTTGCGATAGTTTACATCATATCGAAGAGGTGTCACTGTATTTACGGACCCAAGTAGTATATCATATGCACATTTTGAAACCATATAAGGCCGCAGGAACTCATCGTTCAATTGAAACGTTTTTATCAACCCTGTTTCATCTATAAAATCCGAATTGTTTTCGCTTATATATTTCATTTCTGTATCATTCTTCAATACATCATGCGCTATTTTCAACGCTACAGGAATATATACCACAAAATCGTTTTCGCCCCCCTTTTCTCTGTTTTTGGTATCACGGATATTGATATCGAATGCGCGGTAATGATTGTGGATAGTTTGATACGATAGTTGGTTTAAAAATTGTTCATTATAATATTCAAATGTGGTAGGTTGCCGTATATCACATACTTCTTCTAACCGTTGTTTTGATGGCTGGTCTATCTCATATACTTCTAAATCATTGCTTCGTTTCAAATGAAAATGTATGTGAAGATAGAGAAATAATACAATACAAAAAACTAAAATAGATACAATCAGCATTGTAAATATGAATACTATTACATATTCATATTTATACTTTTTTGTAATTACGCACGCACGCACGCACGTTTTCATTTACATATCAGTTACGACCAATGAAATCGGTTCATTCGGGAAATGAGGTGCAGAATAATCGGATTCTTGGTCTATAGTCGGATCTACTGAAACTACATGATCGTCTGATTCGGGTGCTTCGGGTGCTTCGGGTGCTTCGGGTGCTTCGGGTTCGTTTTGTGAAATTGTATCCACATCAGTTACATCCAAACTAACGTTATCGTTTGTAGTAATTGTCAACTCTTCATTGACTTCAGTATCTTCGCGATAATTTGATAATACAATCTCCGTCATCTCAGGTTGATATAAACCATCATTATCTATTATGTTATCCTCATATGTAGAATGTTCGCACAGTCCGTCGTGTTCTTCTTCTTCTTTTACATGGTTATTACCATTTAATAAACGTAAAAGCATAGTATTCATTTCATTCATCATTTGTTGCTGTGAATGAATAAGAGAACGAAGTTCTTGATTCTCTTTGACAAGAGGTTCAATCTTCATTATCACTTCCGAGAGATTGGTCTCATTCACAATCTTATTCACGATCCCTTCTACAAACTCGCGACTATTTGTTAAGTCATTCATAACAACATCCATCAACAGTTCTTCTTCGTCTTCCTCGGCGTTGTCGGCGTTGTCGTCACTGTTGCTGCTTCGGGGTTTATCGACATCGCCATGAGATACGCCTACTGATGTATTATCGGTGTTACTTGATTGTAAATCGTCTAATTTATGCAAGATATTATGTAAAATCTGGTTATGTTCTTCGAGTTTTGCATCATGTGATTTTAATACAACAATCGGAGGTGGAACTACCCCAGTATCTAGTAACATGCTTACAAATGGTGTCAGTCCGCGCGTTGTGGATGCGGATGCCGATGCGGATGCGGATGCGGATGCATTATGATACTGTTTCAACGGCGTTTCTACAGCAACTTTATAATTGGGGTTCTTTCGAGGAACCCCTTTTTCATAAATAAATTCTGGTTCATATACTCTCGGTTCTTGTTTTTCGACCATTTCCATTTGTTTTGCAATCGCCATTTTTTGTCTTAATATTTGTGTTTGGATTTCGTTTTGTTGGCGAAGAGTCCGCAACCGATCAGGTGGAATCGATGATCCTTGCGTTTGTATTAATTTGGTTCGTTCGACCAATTGTTGTTTGATCAGTTCTATGTTTTCATAAATGTCCATTTCTTGCATTGGTATGCCAATTTGATTCGGATACTGTCGTTGTGGTGGTTGTTGTGGTTGTCGTTGTTGCATATTTTCAGGTTTTGAAGGCGCATACATTGCACCTTGCGCGCCAATATTGGCTGAAGGCGCAGTTGACGCCCTACGTTTTCGCGCGGCGGACAATGCTGCACTACCACTCATATTATCGATCGTAAGTATGTATGTATGTTCGTTGCTACGTCCGTGAAGATTATAAAATGTAATAACACATTAATTCTATATTATTTTCGCATTTTCATTGTTATCGGAGGACAACTTCGGTATTCCGTTATTTTAAAATCGTTGATTCCGTAATCATTCATGTTTTCTCTCAGAACAGAGATTTCAACTCGTGGAAAAGGAAATGGAGTTCGCGATAATTGCGGTTTCAACGCTTCAATATGATCGTCGTAAATATGAGCGTTTCCTAAATAATATACGAATTCATGGGCGATAAGACCGCAATGTTTGGCCAATATATGCGTTAAAAAACTATAAGAGGCAATATTAAAGGGAACCCCTAATCCTACATCACCACTTCGTTGGTATAATGAGCATGAAAGACGGTTGTTTTGATCCACGTTAAACTGGCATAGAACATGACAGGGTGGTAGCGCCATTTCATCCAGTTGGCACGGATTCCATGCAGACATAATCAACCTTCGTGAAAATCTCTCGGTGGGGTGTTTCAAGCATCTTATGATCTCGCCGAGTTGATCTACACCTTTCCCCGTATAATCGGTTTCGTGATTCTTATATGTTGCATTAAAATGGCGCCATTGGTGTCCATATACGGGACCAAGGTCGCCTTCGGCGTAGTGCGATAAACCGCGCGAATCGAGAAAATCGCGTGACGCATTACCGTCCCAAATATGAACGCCGGATTGTTGTAATAGACGATTGTCTGTTTTTCCTTGAATAAACCAAAGGAGTTCTTTAAGACATGTTTTCCACGCCATTTGTTTCGTGGTGAGAATTGGAATCGTTCCTTGTTCTAATGAAAATACCATTGCCGCGCCAAAAACGGATAATGTATTCCCATTGCGACTCACATGGGGTTGATTCTCCTGTAGAATGTCATAAATAAGATTTAGATATTGATATTCTTCGTGTGGGTTAGATGTCGACATTGGTATTACTCCGGGTAAAATAATGGAAGAAGATTCGATAGAAGGTGCAGTATCTGGGGTAGGTTGATTATTTTCAGTATCATCGTTCGGGGTTTCAATCCTGTAGTGCGGAACACTATTTATACGTGCAAAATTACGAATCATTACTAGTAGTATAAATTGACCATTAAAAAGTGTTTAATTTATATTTCATTCGATTCCATTCCATTCCATTCCATTCCATTCCATTCCCGTAATAGTAGTCAATTACCATAAAAAATAAAATCAAATCTATTATATATAAACAACACATCCAATGGCATCTGCTGCCGGTGGTCATGGTAAAGAAGATGCAAAAAGATTTGCGCAAGAGGTTGGTGAAGCGTGGAAACGATCGACCGATAAGGATCATGAAGGTTATATCCCAGACTATTTTATTAAGGGCGATGATATTTTATATGGGTATCAACGATATGGTATACAACCCGGGACTAAAAATGTTCTCTCTAATAAAATGCATTATCACTTCTTCTTTGATAGAGATACCGAAATCCCAATGATTCAATTAACATGCGCTGAGGATATTCCTAGTAGAAAAGGTGCACATCATGACCGACGAGAATTTGTAGAAACTGCGATGAAACCAGACGATTGGGTTGAACATTTTAGACAAGGATTGAAATCATGCTGGGAATCTCTTAAGAAACCTGGTGTAGCTACGGCGTCATCACAACGCACTCCCAGTCCCACCAGTCGTCGCAGTCCCAGTCCCACCAGTCGTCGCAGTCCCAGTCCCACCAGTCGTCGCGCTCCCAGTCCCAGTGGTTCTGCAGTAACTCATTCAACCACTGAAAAAGCGATACCTTGCAATTTTTTTGCACAAGGTAAATGCAAAAGAGGGAATAAGTGTCCTTACATGCACATCACCGCCCCTCGCGGCGGTGGCAGTTATCGGAGAAGAAAAAGTAAAAGAACACAAAAATTACGATATCGGAAAAATAAACGTTTAACAATCAAAAGAACCGTAAACCGAACCTATCACAAATCGTAACATATTATTTTAGTCTACACCAGTCCAAAATAATATTATTTACGTTATATATACTCAATAATGGAGGCATTTGAAGAAACCGTCAAAGAAGGTTCGAAACGTGGAAGTTCATTCGTTGATCATGTCTTCCGTTTAGACGAACAGCAACAAGGCGTGTTATTAAATATTGTTCAATACACAATCATTGGGTTTATCCCTATTTTACTGATGTTGTATTTGGTTCGCACGTATGTCCCCGAACCCGATGATCACAAGGCGACACTTATGATATTAGTAGAAATCATTGGTCAGATTCTCTTTATGTTCGTGTTCATCTACTTTATCCACCGGTTGATTACGTATGTTCCAACGTATTCTGGATACAGATATAGCGAGTTCAACTTTACAACTACCATTTTAGGAATATTAATGATTCTCTTGAGTATTAAGACAAAGTTGGGAGAGAAGGTTCAAATACTCGTTGAACGCACAATTGAACTCCTAGGCGGTGAAACGAGTTACAATGGAACTGCAGGAAGTGACGGAAAGGGTGCGCAAGGCGGCGCAGTTCGTATCACCCAGCCATTATCACAACCTTACGCTGGCGGTGTTCCCGGCGGAATGATCGGCGGCGGAATGGCGCCTCCTAACCCGGTCCTCACGACAAACCGTAATACGGGAACTGCCGACTACGGTCTCTCGCAGGCGTCGCAACAAACCCAGCACTTTAACAGCACTTATGCACAGAATGTCGGCGCGGGAATGCCCGGTGGTATGATGTCATTTGAACCCATGGCTGCTAACGAGGTAATTGGAACCAAGTTTTAGATAAGTGTCATGATTTCATGAAAATCGCGTATTCTTATACATGACATTATCTTCTATCTTATTTTCTTCAACTTGTTCAATTATAATAAAGTCATTTTCCGTCATGAACGACTTTATTTCTGCACTAGTCGGACTATTCAAATACTTTGAATGAACATTATCGGGTAAATATTCGAGGTTTATTACCGGTTTAGGTTCTTCCATAATGATATATTTTATATTCTGGATAAGGTCTCCGTCAATACATCCTTTCAGGACATTTAATTCGAATCCCTGAACATCCATGCACAATAAATCAATCGTGGTGATCCGATGTTCCCTCGCAAAATCAGATAGTCGAATGACTTCAAATACTCCAGATTGCACTTGTGTCGTTTCTGCATCAATTCTCTTCAAAAATGATGACGCTCCGTCATTGTTATCAGTGTATGAATAAAATGGCAAGAACTCATTATTTTCACCCAACCCTTTTGGTGTAAATATTATATTCGGTATATTTTCTAAATTATGTTTGCATTTGTCGATTGTATAAGGATTGCATTCAAAAGAGAAAATCCGTGCATCCTTGAATGTATTTGACAGTATTAGACTTTCATCGCCATATCGCGCGCCGACTTCGACAATGGTTGTTACATCACAAGTTATATGCTTCAAAAACCGAGGATCCCAGTAGTAACTCATTGCGCGATTCGTGATACTTGCTCTTTTTTGGATTATAATAAAGTAAACGCTTTATTACTTCTCGATTAAAATCTCTCGTTCAACGCTTTTCATAATCTTACGTTCACCAATCGGGTCGTCCTTAATTTCGTGAAGGACATTCTTTACCATCTTATGATGGAAATCCTGAAGTTGACTATTCTTCTCCCAACCCGGGTGTAAATCCATCCACTTCTTGATCGCAAAGTATTCTTTATTGGCGATATCCACAAACGCCTGACGTATCCGTGCATTTCCTTCGTCTCTCGCCCACTGATGATTATCCCGCACATAAATCGTATCGCGTTTCTGGTCTGTGCAATGAATCGGGCGTTTATATAGATCCATTTGTTTCAATCCGTCGATCATGACTTTACTAATCCCTTCCACGAGACCTTGATTCCGTGTATAAGTTAGATCGTCCATGGTGATTTCGAGTGAATTGACAAAGTCCGAGAGATTGACTGCGTCTTTACACTGTTCATTCAGGAAAAAGTTCAAATTAAATTGGTTATTATTCGTATTATTCACGATAATATTGCGTTCTTTACTTAACTCGATGATTTGCTTCTGAAGAGTTTTATTCTGGTCTAATAACTCAAATACGAGAGAATTTACGATCGATGTCTTGTTTCGTTTCTTGCCGTCAGTAAGTGCCGAAATCATTTTCCGAATATATTCTTTAAGTTTCTCATTTTGTTCGGTAAGGAGTTCGGATACGGCCGACGACGCTGTATCGGATACGCCTGTAATTGCCGATTCGTCGTCCACGTCCGCGTTGTCGTCGTCCACGCCGTCCACGCCGTCATTGTCGTTATGATGAAGATCAACGTGTGACGACTGTTCGGATGATGACGCATAAGACGATGCATCGGTATCGGCATTACTGTTATTGCCACTACATTCAGATACATGCACAGTAATTTCAGGTTCTGGTGTTAATTCTGAAATACCAGGATAATGAAACATATTTCCATTGATTTCTTCCGTCTTTTTTTTAGATTTGAAACGATAACAAACGATTCGATTATCGTCGTCGCCACCGTTCATATCGGCAATCTCTCGAGATGCAGGTTGTGCAATCTCCAAGGGTATTGTTGATGTCGTTCTTGTTGTTGTCATCGTCGTAGTTGTAGAAATGATAGATACCACTGACACAGCAGAGTTTAATGCAGCATCCGACGAATGATGATTATTTAAATCCGTCAGTTTATTTACAGATTGGTTATGTTGAAACTGAAGACAGGTTGATGTGTGTTTATAATAACTAGAACGGTGAGAATATGATTTTTTACAGAGACATATATATTTCCCATCCTTCGTGGCTGGCAGGGACGCCGGCGTTGTTTCATTAGCAGCGCCGCCAAAAATCTCGGTGTGAAAAACAGGAGCTGTGGTTGTAACAACCGGTGTTGCCCCGAAAATATTTGGTTTAAAATCAGGAAAGTTTGGAAATTCGTCAATTGACTTTTCGTCGAAATTTTCATCGTTCAAATTTGGTTTTAATTTCATAATATAGAAGTTTACCCGTTCCTTTGCTTCAAAATCATTGTTACAAGCACATTCTTCCAGAATGTTACACTTCCAATTTGTCCAACCACCATTCTTTCGAATGCATTCGTATAACTTTGTCTGATACGAAAGATCCAAAGTGTCGCGCTTGTGTTTATACTTTCGTTGTGTTAAGTTAGTTGTGTACGAAATATACCCGTCTAAAATCGTTGGATTTTTACAAGTTAGTAGATAAACATACGTCTTAGAATAATCAACATACTTTCTCGGCATTTCGCACCTTTACAGTCTGTCTTATTTTACCCCGATTTTGTCTTAATTTTACCCCGATTTTGTCTTAATTTTACCCCAAATAGAATGTATAGTTTTGGTAGTATGAACGCCTATATTTACTCTATATACACTGCATATTATATATCTATTACATTTTCGCTAATGTTGTGACTGAGAAGTTCATTTTACCCCAAGGGTTTGGCAACATTTAGACCATCGGTTGGTCTACATGTAGTCGTTCTCACATCGAAAAGTGAACATCATCGTCACAGGGTTTGTCTTATTTTGTCTTCATTTTACCCCAATTTTGTCTTAATTTTACCCCAAATAGAATGTATCGTTTTGGTAGTATTAGTAGTATGAACGCCTATATTGACTGCATATTCAGTGTATATGATTATACCTATCCTATTTGTATGGTTATTGTTGTGACTGACATTTCATTTTACCCCAAGGGTTTGGCAACATTTAGACCAACCGATGGTGCGGATGTTGCCATTATCACATCGAAAAGTGAACATCGTCGTCACAAGTTTTGTCTTATTTTGTCTTATTTTACCCCAATTTTGTCTTATTTTGTCTTATTTTGCAATTTGTCACTTAAGTGATTTTGGCAACATTTGCACCATAATCAGTCTCATCACCAGAAAGCAAACGCCTATATATCCCGCTAACTCAAAATGGGTAAAATGGTATTTTTCCAAAAATGTCCAAATCCGGGTTTGGCCGTTTTACTTTTAAAACGCGTTTTTATGCATTCCACCTGACGAGAGCATAACTTGAGTTTTTCACACTCATGTGTCGAAATTATAGCGGGAATTCAATAAGGTGACTTTTGGAGATTGCATCCGGCGCCATTTTTCGACGGACATGCGCCATTCCCCCCGCCTTACTGACTTTTCAAAAAGTG